TTATGATTGTTTAAAGTAATATTGCTGATTGTTGTGTAAACGAGTAATATAGGCTTTAGCAGTCTGATTGATGATCATGGATAAATTTTTCTCATGCTCTGCTGATATTTTCCCAGCTTCTCTAATATTTATGGTATTGCCACCCTCTTCCATATACATGACATAACCATCTAGTACTGTTTTGTAACGACCTAAAGAAAAGTGAAAATCTTTGATCTCACCAGCCTTAATCATTTTTACAACTTCTTCCTCCGATGGAATTACGATTGTTTCTGAATCAGATGTGTTAGAGTCTACTTTCACCGATTCAGAAACTTCCGGTTCGTTTTCAACAAATTCAAAAACTACCGCAAAATTAAATTTAGATTGTCTTCTTCCTGAATAGGAGGCACTTGTAAAATTTGAGTAAAATTCGTCGAATTCAGCTTGAGAAGCGAAGTCCTTAGACCATGTTTTTGTTGAAGGATCATAAACAAAACCTTGATTTTTCAGACTTTCTTTTGCATTGAATGTGTTCTTAACTGCTATTGCTTTCATAATTTTCTGCCGCATTTATTGTGTTGCCGCCACATCTTGATTAATTATTACAATGCAAATATATCACAGATTTGTGATATATGCAAATGTTTTGTCAATTATTTTATATGTTATTTAGCATATCTGTAAGCAGCTAAATCTTTCCGGGTTTAAGTATTTTGTAAATAAGAAAAATAATAGTACATTTGTGCTACATGATCGTAACCAAACAAGTTACACAATATGGTCTCTGAAATATTTGAACTAATGTCTATCCGCGAACAGATATCTAATTTATCGGTTCGGGAGTCAGAACTCGTAAAACCAAAACTATCAGACCTATCATTAATTCCGTATTTACACAATTATTTTATCGATGCTTTTGGCATGGGAAACAACCGGAAGCTGGGAGCTATACAAAGAAAGAAGTTTGTCTTTATCATTGTCCTTCTTTATTCTCCGTCTACGTTGGCAGGAGGATGTCTAAACAGAGGGGTAAGGGATGGACTTGCTCATGCATTAAAGCTGAATGCTCCTTCGGCTGTGTCCAGGATATGTTCAGATTTGATTTTTTCTTATCAGCATTATAGGGATTTTAGACTTGATGTTGACAATAAAATTGCTTTAATGGAGGGTAAACTTCGATCCGATGGTTATCTGTAAAAGAAAAATGTGACAGAAACCAAACTGTTACGTTTTCGATTTGAAGTTATGCATGTCATCATAAGAGGCATGCTTAACTTTGATGAAAAGATTTTGTATGGCTCTCACTATCAAACAAGAAAAGTTTTGCAACTATTACCTTGAATGTGGTAACGCATCTGAGGCTTACAGGCGTGCATACTCTTGTGATAAGATGAAAAGTGAAACAATAAACATTAAGGCTTGCGAACTTCTTAGCAGCGGTAAGGTTTCGGTAAGGGTCAAAGAACTTCAGGCTGCTCTTCAGTTGCGTTCTGATTTAAATAAAGATGAAGCAGTTAATATACTGACAAATATAGCTCGTGCTAATGTTGTCGATATGTTAGAGATTAAACGGACGGAGAATTATCGTATATTTTTAATAAAGGATCTTTCGAAATTACCTATTCATTTTCAGCTGGCTATACAATCAGTAAAAAGTACAGAGAAAGGATTTGAGGTTAAGATGTACTCTAAGATAGACGCTTTAGACCGGTTGTCTAAAATGATGGGATGGGATGCTCCAGTAAAACAAGAAGTAAAGCAGGAGGAAGAAACTCATTATGTAATACAGGTTATTGATAAAAGGGAGGATGTAGCTCATGCCGATAATCCAGACGACTAAAATATTTACTACTGTCAATAATGCCGTCCAGTCCGGATATAAGATCGTTTCTGCCCAGGGGAGCTCCAGGAGTAGCAAGACATATAACATCCTTATTTATCTTTTGTCTTACATCTTAGCGAATAAAAAATCCTTGTCCATTGTCAGAAAGACTTTGCCTGCGTTAAAAGGTTCTGTGTTCCGTGATTTTAAAGAGATCATGCAGGATAAGTTCAAGATATGGGACAATCGCTGTATGAATAAGTCTGAAATGGTTTACACATTCCCGAACGGTTCGTTTGTTGAGTTTTTCTCGACAGATGACGAGCAAAAGATCAGAGGTCGTAAACGCAATATCCTATATTGCAACGAGGCAAACGAAATTTCATTTTTGGAATGGCAGCAACTCATTATGCGTACTACCGATTTTTCTATAGTAGACTATAATCCCTCTTTTTCAGACGAACATTGGTTGTGCGAATTGAATAAAGATTCTCGTACTTATCATTTTATCTCAACATACAAGGATAATCCTTTTCTAGAACAAACGATCATAGACGAGATAGAATCTCTTGAACATAAGAATAAAGTATTATGGACTGTTTATGGTTTAGGCTTGCAGGCTATGGCCGAAGGTTTAGTTTTCCCGGAATTTGAGATTGTCGATGAATTTCCTGCAAATGCAAAGCAGGTTGCTGCCGGTCTGGATTTTGGATACAGCTCTGACCCTACGGCTATCGTCAAATGCGGAATACTTGATGGTAGGCTATATTTAGACGAACAATGCTATCGCACTCACATGCTAACAAGCGAGATAATTAAAGAGTTAAAAAAGTTGGGGCTGTTTGTTTACGCAGATAGTGCCGACCCTCGGTTAATACAGGAGATTGCTAATGCGGGGATCATCATCTTTCCGGCCGACAAATATAAAGGCTCTGTCATGGGAGGATTATTTAAGATGATGGAGTATAAATTGTGTGTAACAAAGCGATCTGTTAATTACATCAGGGAGTTAAAAAACTATGTTTATGAGCAGAACAAAGATGGCAAGTTTATAAATCAGCCTATTGATGCTTATAACCACCTAATTGATGGTACAAGATATTATACGATAGGCAAGCTGTTAGGTAAGGTCCTAACATCAAAACAATATAGTAAAGAGGATTTAGGTATATACTAACAATAAAAAAGATATGGGATCAATATTAAACTATATAGTTGATATATTTAGAGGGCAGTCAATGAACAACTCTGAAGTAACTAAAGACTTGATTACGCTTATCCAGGATAAGGATATAAGTCAGGCTATGGAAATGTTTCAAAATAGGGATTTGGAAGTATTGGAAGCTATAAAAGAATATGATCCTAATCTCCATGATGTTATGAGTCGTCCTAATAAACTACGAAAGGGTAGGGAACCATATAAAACAGAGAAACTACCACGAAGATGGCAGGCTTATATTAATGAGGTAGCTTTATTTTATTTATTAGGCCAACCTATTAGATGGAGTAAAAATGACCCTAATGTTAAAGATGAAGCGTTTGATGCTTTTACTCAGTTTTTAAAAGATACCCGCTTTAATACAACAATGCGTCAAGCAAAAAGAATAGCAGGGGCCGAAACGGAATGTGCGAAACTGTATCATATATACCGAAATGAAGAGACGAATAAACCGGAGGTAAAAGTTGTTTTGTTGGCTAAGTCTTTAGGATACACCTTGAGACCAATGTTTGACCAGTATGGGACACTGCTGGCCTTTGGTTATGGCTATTACCTTAAGGAGGGGCTGAATACTGTTGAGCATTTTGATATACAGACGTCGCAATTTATCTATAGATGCAAAAAGAATAATAAAGGATGGGAAGTGACGACTATTGTCAATCCAACCGGTAAGATTAATATAATATATTATCAGCAAGAAAAAGAGTGGGAAGGGGCACAACCACGTATAAAAAGAGACGAGTATATTGATTCTAAATCAGCTGACACTGTTAATTATTTTGCTGATCCAAAGGCAAAGGTGTCGGCCGATGTACTGGAGTCTCTTACTGACCCAGATAACGTAGGCGAGGTTATTAGATGTTTTGGTCCTGATAGCATGTTTGAATATGTAACTCCTCCTGATTCAGTTGAACTCAAAAAGTTTGAGAAAGAAGTATTGAAAGAGTCTATTTTGAATGACACCTTTACATTTAACTTTTCTCCTGAAAACACGAAAGGTTTGGGGACTTTAACCGGCGAGGCTTTGAAACGCGCTATGGCTCCTTCTTATATGAAACGGGATAATCGTAAAGAAATATATGAGATTGCAGTTGATAGGGAGAAAAACCTGATTTTAGCAATTATGAAAAATGTTACTCATATTGAACTTAAGGCAAAACTAGAAGCACTACAGATAGATTTCGAGTTTTCTGAGCCGTTTCAGGAGGACATAGATAAAAAATGGACTGCAATCGGTAAATTATATAATGATGGTATAGTATCCCTTGAAACTGCTATAAAGATGCTGGGTATCACTGGTAAGCCTACTGAAGAAATTAAGAAAATATTGGAAGAGAAACAACAAAATGAAAATAACAATGAAAGCAATAAAGAAGATAATCAGTCCGGTCAAAATAACACAAGTGCAGGACAAGGCAATCAAAGGGCAAATAGAGGTGAAAATAACGCTTAAAAAGTGGTATATCTGGTATTTATATATAACAACAATCATTAATTATATATTTTATGGCAGCAACAATATTAAATAGTACAAAGCAGGGAGACAAGTATGTAAGTGAATCTTTTGAGATGACATCTGATAATGCAGGCTTGCAAGTGACAACAAAAGATGACAGTGATGTCCTTGTTGAGATTAGTCTTGATGGTGTAACATGGCAAATTGCAGCCTTTAATCACAGAGGAGTCAAAAATGTGGTTGATGTTATCAGCGGAGGCAAAGCCGGGCTAAAAGTGAGAATAATCACAACAGCAGAACCATTATCAATTCAGATCCTGCAATGATAATCCTAAGTCATACAAATTTATCGGGCATTAATCTCGGAGGGATAAACCTCTCCGAGATTAAACTAGGCATGCCTAGCGGAAAAGGTACAGGAGGAGAAGAAACTTTTGACCCAGCATCCTTTGATCAAGCATGGACTGTAACAGGTAAAACCAATGATGATGAAGACCGCGCTACAGTTAAGAATCTTACTGGCAATGGGAATGATTTGAGGTTGAGTAATTTTGCGTTTGCAGGAGATAGTGGGTATGGGTTGTATACACAAAATTATCTCCAAAAATGGGTAAATAATGAAAGTAGGGTGATTTGTACAAAGACAAGTGATATGTATAATATTACTTCTATTAAAGGTGTGCTGGTACATATATACTATCAATCAATAGGTTCCGAAGCTCCATTTACAGTCCCATCTTATAAAGTTAAAATTACTGGACTAACAGATAATCAATCTATAACTTATGCGAATAGTGGGGCTACTATAACCACTATAAATTCTGATGGAGTATATGAATTACCTAGTTTTGAATTTGCCGCCGCAGGTGCTTATTATGGTTTTATATTTTCAAAACCTCAAGAATCCTGTGATATTACCATCGAACAAATCCCCGACTACCAAGGATACTTGGTTACTGATAGAGTGGATGATAAGATACAAAGCAGTAGTTTTGAATTGGATAAGGATTGGACGATAATAGGTGACTGGATGTTATTGCAAGATATATATAAACCAGCAGGTATGGTTAAATCAGGTATCTTATATGTATATAACAATGTTAATAGAATGGTGGTTTATTTAAAATCTAGTGATATTCCAAACAGTTTATCAGAAATCAAAAGTCTTTACGCTGTATGTTCTGATGGTAGAGTATATGATAATAACTGGAACGAACATCAATTAGCTATAGGTGAAAACTCTAAAAATCTATCAAATTTAAGATTTGGCGTATCTGTGGATGGTGCTAAATTCACCAAAACAGCATTTAAAAACCTAGCCATCTACAATGGCAAAGTCCTGACTAAAGACCAGTGTATCAAAGTATATAACTATTTACAAACCCTAAAAGAGAAGTAACATGAAATATATCGTATTACCAGCAGGAATACTAGCTGAAGTTACACAAGATGCATTGGATCACTTCCATCTGTCTCCTCGTTACAGTATTGACGGATCAGAGGTGCTGATGAAAGTAGACAACTATGAAAAATTGTTTCCATCGGCCATGACTCTACCGGAAACAGGAGAAGAATATCAGGGTCCGGTTTATCCATATCCGGTGTATGAGGGAGATATCCTTGATAATTTGCTGAATTCGAAAGAATGGAAAAATGAAGAACTCCCTATATAATGGCAATGGCTCTAACTTCACAGTCCGGACCATTAATCGTTGAAATCTCCTAATGGGATGTGTAAAGGTAGCGAATGATGTCAAATGCGGCAAAATTTACTACCTTTTTAATTAAAATGTAACAGTTCTCAAAGTGTTACGTTTCTCTTGTTCAAATATTTCCGCTCATATTTACTTACCTGTAATTTTATGCTATAGAATTAAACTAAAGTGTATAAAGTATGAAAGACAAAATTTTCAATCTCTTAAAACAAACTTATTCGAGTTTTGGGTTAAGTGATGATATCTTACAGGGACAGGCCGAAGCTTTGGCTAACACAGGGCTTGTAACTGATGACAATTTACAGGCTGTTATTGATGGTCAAAAACCTTTCCTCTCTTCGTTACAAAGCGGTATTGACAAACGTGTGACAGACGCTGTTAATAAAGCGAAGGCAGAAAAGAAGGAGGGCGCTGCTGCTGGGGGCGAGCAGACAAAAACAGAACCCGATTTACAGAAGTTGATTGAAGAAGCAATTGCGGCAAAGCTATCTCCTATCCAAGAAGAACTAAACGCTTACAAAGCAAAGGAACAGCAAGGTGCAAGAGCTAATATGATCGCTTCTAAAGCAAAAGAACTCGGTATACCGGAATGGAGAGCTAAAGAAGGATTTGCTATAACTCCAGAAATGGATGAAGCTGCAATAACGTCTTATTTGGCTAGTGTTAAACAAAACATCGTTACCGCAGGGCTTGAGAGTAGTAACACATCAGGCGTATTGTCTACTTCGGACGATAAAGCAAAAGAGTCAGCAGAAGAATGGGCCAGAGCTCTTCCTGATGCAAATTAACCATTAAAACAATAAGTAAAATGGGTATTAAATTTGAAGGTAAAACTTATTCCGGAAAAATGCCGGTATTTTGGCGGGGAGAAGCTAAAATTCTTCCTGGGGGATACAAATTGTTACAGACATTTCCCAAAGGGACTGTAATAAAGAAAGGAACACCTTTGCATATTGTTTTTGGTACTCTTACGGCAGCAGTATCAAAAAATATTCAGGTTGTTTCCGGTGGTACAACAACAAAACCACGCGTGAATAAAGGCTCTTTGTTTCAGGCTGGAGATGTCGTAATGAAAGAGGGAGAAACAACAGGGGTTAATGTTTCGTCTGTTGATACATCAAATGAAGATTATGATGTATTGACTCTTTCTACAGCAATCACCGGATTAGCAGCTGGGGACACGTTAATCGAAGCTACCGGAACTACAGATGCAGAAGCTAAATATGTCCCCAATATGGTAGTAGGGGAAGATACTGAACCATTGGCAGGAGATGATCAAGATACAGTATCCGCTGCTTATGATGCAGTAGTATTAAAAGGGTATGTACCGGATTTACCGGCTTCATGGATGCAAGGTGTCTGCTTAAAAAACAACCCTAATATTATTTACGTAAAACAGTAAAAATATGGCAGAAATATTTCAATACAGCTCTCTTTTCAAAGAGTTAACACGACAGACTCAACTTCGTTTTGATGCAGTGTCAAGGCTTCATAAGCAATTGTTTGACAATGTATTTTACGAACGCTTTTTTACATGGGATTTTCCATCTGTAGGACTTAATTTTGAAGAAATCAAAGGCAAGTACAATGTGACTATTGCCGCTGCGACTATTGATGATAAATCAAAAGAGCCGGTGTTGGGGACTCATGGTCTTGAAACAATCGCCCAGAAAGTGTTGCATCATGCAATTACACTCCCTATGACGATTGAAGACTACAGAAAGGTTTTGCAGATTCTTGACAGTCGCTCTATTCCCGAAGAAGACGCTAAACGTCAACTCGTAGAACTTATGTGGGGAAATGTCAGGACTCCGGTTCAAGGCGTGCAGGCAAAACTTGATATCATCGCCATGGGAGCTTTATCTAATGAAGGTATTGCTACATTGGATGAGACAAACAACCCTGAAGGCGGTGTAAAAACGACTATCAATTATAACATGCCGGAAGAAAACAAAGCAAAAGTCACATTGGGATGGACGGACGCTAATATCGCTAATGTCGATGTTTTCGAAGATATTCAGGGGATGGTAGACGCTTTCTCGGACAAAGTTGTATTTGATCGTATTCTCCTTTCTCCTGCCAAAATTTCGTACATTTTACGTACAAAGAAAATGAAGCAGGTGATTTTCGGAACAGACAAACAGAATACTCCTCTGCTGTTAAATGAGTTCAACGAATTCATGCGAACAAACGAGTTGCCAGTATTGGAGCCGGTAAGAAGACAATGTTTGATCCAGAATAATGGAACGTTTACGCCGTATAATCCTTGGAACTCCAAAAATCTGGTATTTATACCTGCTGGTAATCTGGGAGTTGTGAAGAATGCATATGTAAACAACGAATTAAGGCCAGAGCGGGGTGTGACATACTCAAATTATGGACGTATTCGTGTTGCTCAGTGGGGAGTAGGCGAAACACAGAATTCCAATGGTGTAGAGTTTACTAAGGCAGAATCGTATTCTTTGCCGGTCATCACTGAAATCAACGGTATTGGATCACTTAATACCGAACCTGATTGATCATGACGGTATCTGATTACATAACTCAAAAGATCGGTTCTTTCGGTATGCATTTATCGGAGGCCGATCTTTTGGATATGACCTTGAACAGTTCTGTATCTCTTGAAGACGAAGTGACAAAAGAGAATATGGCTGAAGTAAATAGGGCGATAGCTGTATTTATTCCTTCATTGCTTGCTCGCCCAACTTCGGTGAACGAAAATGGATTCTCCGTATCTTGGGATAAAGACGGTATCAAGGCCTATTATTCGTTGTTGTGTAAGCAATTAGAAATAGAAGATGTTTTATCAAGTCGGATTTCTGACGCTACAATGTATTGGTAATGTATTTTGCGCCTCACATATTAGAAAAAAAGGTTTACATCGAACCGGATCGGGATGACAAAGGGAATACCATTCCCGGAACCGGCGGTGATACCTGGGAAACAATTGGTCCGTGTCGATGTGATGACAATGGTTCCGGTAAGCAAATCGGGGTCAATGGTAAAATGGTAACTTATAATTACCATATAGTGATTGCGGGTCAAATAAAATTATCCGAAGATGATTATGTGAGGGCATTAGAGCAAGATGGTTCCATTAGAGGAGAAGGAAAGGTTATCAAGCCTGGTAAATGTAATTTTTTGAACTATTCGGAGGTATGGGTTTAGGTATAAAAACTAAATATGATTTTTCGGACCTTAAGAAAGCTAAGGCACAGCTTAAAAAAGAGGTAACTAACGATATGCGTATAGCGGGTGACCTGTATTTAAATGTCGCGGTTACTAAAGGCTCTTATCAAAATAGGACCGGAAATCTTCGTAGCTCAAATGCTTATGCTATTACTAATGATGGTAAAGTGATAGAGGAAAAGGTTGCTAATACATTTAGTAAGACAGACGCTCAGAAATATGCTTTGCGGGCGATACAAAATGCCAGTAAAGCGGGTGACTCTCTTATTCTCGTGAATGGTATGCCTTACGCCTCTTATGTAGAGAAAAGAGGCTTTGATGTATCATCAATGGCTTATTTACAAGCCGCTGACAAATTAGGGGTAGAAGACAAATGATGACAGTAGAAGACATAAAGGATATGCTCTATAAGAAGGCTACAGCAATCTTTCCCGGTATGCCGGCATACAAAGACAAGCATCCTACTTACAAGAAAAAACATGTCCCTGAAAGAATTGTTGTCAATGTTCTTGGCATGACGAATACGCCCTGGTCGAAAGGCTATGCTAATGTCAACATCTTTGTCCCATATGATCCAAATGTCAATTATCCGGCTCCCAATAGCGCAAGACTGAACGAGATTCAGAAGATTGCAGAAAAGGCGTTTTTCAAGGGATATTTTGAATATGAAGGTCATAAAGGAACCTATACCATAGACGAATTAAGCACAGAAGAAGATCCGGAAACAGATTCTTATTTTGTGAATGTGAGATTATTTTTTAAAGTAGCAAATTTTAAACTGAGATAATATGAATGCAGTAGGTATCAAACGATTGTTATATGCAGATCCGTCGAAGGTTACCGGAGATTTGACTCCAGCTATGCTAAAATCAATTTTAGAAGATGCAGAGACGGAAGAAGTGACCAATGTGCATCAAGACACCTGGTCAATGGACGAATCGGAAGCATCGGTTACGCGATACAACAATCAGCTAACAAAGAAACCTTACCGGCAGTCTGCGGAGCTGGGAGAGGTTACAATGAACTTCACCATTGGCGAATATGATTTCAAAACCAAAAAGAATCTTATGGGCGGAGAAGTCATTACCAAAACCGGAGGGGAAGCAATAGGGTGGAAGCGCTCAAGAACATACGAAGAAATCCACAAGTGCTTAATGGCATTGACGGAAGATGATGTATGGGCGGTATTTCCGAAAGGGGCTGTTGTTACCCGTGAGGCCGAAACAGATGGTGCAACAGGATTGGCAGTTGTCGGGACAGCAATGGAGCCGGAAAATACAGCTATCAGTACAGAATACTGGTATTATGACAAAGAAGTTCAGTCTTCATCTGGTATTTAATAGGTTGGTTTAGGTTTTCAATTGGGCGGGGTTTATCCTCGCCCTAACTATTTAAAATTATGAACAAAGCAGCTAATATCGTAGCAGAATCACTGACAGGTGATAGGTTTGTTACAATAGTGTTAAAGGGAGAGGGGCATACTGTTTACCCTCCTGTAATAAAAGTGCTTTTAAGGGCAATACAATCCCTTGCAAAGATTGAGGTCCCGGATAAAGCCAATTGGATTGACGCCCTTTTTTCTATCCCCGGCAATGTGGAGCGCATAATAAAGGCTTTAGCTATTATTATTGCCGGTAACGTAGATGATTGGGAAAACAAGTCTAAAGAAATTGTATCATCCTTAAATGAATCGACCCTGGAAGAATTAAAAGAAGCATTCGGCAAAGTCGTCAGCCTAATACATGTAGACGATTTTTTCGATTGTGCCGCCTTAGCGAAGAGCGTAGCAAGGATGGCGGCGGAACCCAGGTAATAGGAAACGACACAATGTTCGGTCAGATTGCCAGCATAATGGAAAATCTGCATTTATCATATACGGAAGTGTATGAGGTTATCCCTTATCAAAACTTGCTTATGATGCAAAAGGATAAGCTAAGAGTATGTTACGGAGAGAAGATAAAGAAATCGTCCGGCGGTGACATGATGGCTCGTAGAAGGGGTAAAAAATGATGAATGATCGATTGGAATATCTCATACAGTTACAAGAGGCAAACCTTCAGATATCGGCTAATAACAATGTTTTATTACAGCGTATATTGGCCGGTATGGACGAAGGTAATGCCTTTAATCGTGGTGTAGCTGAAAATGTAACAGCGTATTATGCTATTCAGGCAATTGAAAAGGCGAGGAACAACATGCCTGATTAAGTATTCCGTCTTTATAAGCATCTAACATCTATCATAATTTGTCTGTGTTTAATATCAATTCATAATCACCTTGTAACATACCATCAGGTTTGATATTTAGTTCTTTACAGGATTCAAGGTAAAGATCAATAGCTTCATATATATTATTTTTGATGTCTATCAAGCTATCTCCAACGGTGACGATAGGCAGTCCATCGACATAAGCACTCAAGTTACTACCTGCATTTTCTACTATTACTTCAATAATATTCATGCGATAAAAATATTAATAAATATTGAAATATAAAATATGCGTCCTGGAAAAGTTTTATAAAACAAAACCCTCCGGTCGTATTACCGGAGGGCATCTGAACGGACACGTTGGGTACGAAAGACTCCATCGTGCTAGAGTTCGCTATTTGGTTTTTATGTAGCAGCTTTACCTGGTATCGAACAGCAAACGACTATAATAAACCATCTAGGCAGATGTATAAGTCTCTATTGGAGTATATAGATACAGACAAATAATAAGAGTGTAGATTGACGCCTACACTCACTTCCCTTTTTCCTCTAATAGCTTCTTCAGTCGCTTTAGCTTGTTAATATCAGTCGCAAACGTAGGATTGTCCCAATTTCGCTTTACAGACCTTGTATATACGTCTATGTAAGTTGTTAGGTCAAATATCTGTTCGCACTCACTCAATGTGATCTCGTTGAACGTAATCTGGTACGCATCGAACCAGGCTAATAGCTGTTTTAACTTTTCGGGCATATTTTAATCTCCTTTCGAGGAACAAAGATAACTAATTTGTAATGTTTTTAGTTAAAGTACTTGGATGTTTGAGTTTAAAGTGTGAGATTTGCAGCAAAGAACATTACTACTAAAACAGTTATACACTTAAATGTGTTATATAATACAAAGCTAATTGAGTTAATTGAATACTACTTATAAACGACATAGTATGGGAACAAAGAGTACATTTAGAAAAGAAGTTGCCATACAAGCTATATTGTATGCGGCTCAAAATGTTAAACGTAAAGACATTCACAAAATCTGTAAAATATTATACTTCGCAGATCAAGAACATTTATCTAAATATGGAAGAAGTATAACAGGGGATACCTATATAGCTATGACTTACGGTCCTGTCCCTTCAAACGTTGAAGATATATTTAAAGCACTTAGAGGAGATAGCTTTTTTTCTGATTATGTAGATGATTTGAAACAGTATTTTGATTTTACCAATAAATACATATTGATAAATAAAAAAGAAGCGGATCTAGACTATCTATCAGAAAGTGATTTGGAATGTTTGAACAACGCAATCAATAGATGTAAAAACAAATCATTTACCGAATTAACAGAAATGTCTCACGATATAGCATGGAATAATACTCAAAGAGACAGATCTATGTCTATCAAGGACATTCTTAGAGAAGCTGGAGATGATGAAGAGTACGTATCTTATATGGATCGTAAATTAGAAACAGAGGAAATGTTTATGTAATGGATTTTCCAATATCAGGTATAGAAAAAACTATACAAAGAGGCACAATACTACTTTCTTCTATGTTTGAAGAAATAGACCATTGCAAATATTTTGTAGTAATAGGCGTTTCTGAAGATTCTGTGGCTGGTTTCTTTTTTATAAACTCAAACGTTCATCCTAGCCTTTATAATAAGCCTGATCAGTTAGCGATGCAATACCCACTTAAGCATAAAGATTATAGTTTTCTCAAATATGATTCTTTTCTTTGCGCAACTAATATATTGACTAAAAGCCGTAAAGATCTCGCTAATAGCATAAAAAGTCAAGAAACAACTATAATAGGAGACCTGCTAGAGGAGCATGTAAATGAAGTTTTAGAAATGGTCAGAGGTTCCAAACTATTCAGCAAAATCGACAAGAAGAAATATTTTTACCCATAGAGCCGGACTAACCTCCGGCTTTTTCTTTTTAACCACCTTTAAAACCCTCCATCAGAATTAATTTGTGACAGTACTCAAACTGTTACGTTTCTCTTCCCGAAATATTTTACCACCCTCTAGGACCTTGATAACTTTGGCTAAAAAGTTACAAGCATGCCATCTATAGAGTTTATAATTAAAGCAAATTACAAAGAAGTTGATGAAGCCTATGCTAGGATTGATGCTTTGAAAGATTTGGTAAAAGGCTTTAAGGCTGACAGTCCGGAAGGTATTTCCATCATTGGGGACATCAATAAGGAACAGAGTAAGATAGAAAAACTTGTAGAAGAAATACGTAAATTAAAACAAGAACAAGCTCTACAGGCACAAGATGCTATTAACAATGTAAAAGCGCAAGAGGCTGCATTGCTTAAATTGGCTCAGCAATACAAGGATTTGAGTGAGCAAATAAATAACTATTCTAACGCGACTCCTCCTACTGCAACAGCAACAACAAAAACACCCTCAGAAACGTCTTCTTCTCAATCCCAAGCGGCTGAATCTGCTAAGGAGCAGTCAATGGCTTTTGAAGAATTAAATGAAAGTCTAGAATTGGTAAATGGTTCTCTGGAGGATAATATAAAAAGGCTACTAGAAGAAAAAGATGCTTTGTCTAATATAAAAAAGCAATTAGCAGAATTAACGAAAGAGCAAGAAAAAAATGGACAGATATCTGAGGAGCAAAAAAGGATAAGACTGGAATTGTCTAAAGCGGAAATTGAACATAAACAATCTATTTCAACATTACAAAGAAGAATTAATACTGATGCAAAATTGGATTCAGCGGTTAGTGAATCGATGGATCAGCTTTCGCAATCATTAGGAAGAATGAGGAGCGTATATCGTTCACTTACGTCTGAAGAAAGAAATTCTCCATTTGGAAAATCTCTATTGGATAATATCCAAAAACTAGATTATGAATTAAAGAAACTAGACGCTTCAATAGGTAACCATCAACGTAATGTGGGTAATTATTCTAGCGCATTGGATAACTTATCTTCAGCAATGGATGGTGCTCTTGATGCGGCGTCTGCTTTGCCTGGTCCTATTGGGGCTGCGGCATCTGGTATCAAAACTTTAACTAAAGCTTCGTTAGCTTTTATTGCTACTCCTGTAGGAGCGGCTCTAGCTGCAATTGTTGCGGCTTTGGCTGTTTTGTCTTCTTGGTTTACACGTACCGAAGAGGGACAGAATGCGTTAAACGTTGCTAGCGCCTATTTTAAGCAAACATTAGATTCTATCCTTGATGTTGTTGACGATGTTGGAGAGTGGTTATTTAATGCTTTCACCAAGCCCAAAGAGGCATTGCAGGATTTATCAGACTTTTTAAAAGACCAAGTTATGGTCCGTTTGAAAGCTTTGGGGAAAATGGGCGAAGCTGTAGTGAAAATATTTTCCAAAAATTATAAACAAGGTTTTGCTGATTTAGGAAATGCTTGGCTTGAGCAGATAACTGGTATTGAAGATGCCGGGAAAAAAGCTTTAAAATTCGTTGATGAAAATAATGAAAAAGCTCAAAAAAGAGCTGCATTAGCTGAGAGGGAAAATAAGTTGGCCATAGAACAACGTAATTGGCTTGTTGAACGCTCTAAATTAGAGGCTAAAATCAATGAACTTAGAGAAAGAAGCCAAGACTCTTCTTTAACAGAAAAAGAGAGATTGAAGGCTTCAAAGGAAGCTTCTGTTCTTATTAGTCAAATGTATGAAAAAGAACAAGAACTAGCTGTTGAAAATAGAGATATAATTGCAGAGACAAATAAACTCTCTCATTCGAACGCTCAGGCAAAGGATAAAGAGGCGAAAGCTACAGCCGAAGTGAATAAATTGGAAGCAGAGAGATATGCAAAATTAAGAGAACTTACCAGTCAACAAAAAGAGCTTAATAATCAAATAAGAACAAGAGTAGAAAATGAGAACAGACAAAAAGTCCAAGTAGCCAACAGGATAAGAGAAATAGAAGAAGCTCAGAAAAAGATATCGGAAAAAGAAGTCGAGGCTGAACTGAAGATAGAGCAGAACAAGATAAACGCAATGGAAGAAGGAGCCAATAAGACTCTTGCTCAAATCCAGTTTAATTATCAGAGGCAAATAGCCGAAGTCACCAAGTTTGGTAATGAGCTTGTAAAAGCACAGAAAGATGCCGAAGAAAAAGCATGGAAAGCTGCTAATCCAAATTGGGAGAAGGAAGGTAAGATATTTGAACCAACTATTAAATCTATTTCCCAGTTGCCACAAAAAGAACTGGAAACCCTTGCCAAAATGCTCAAGTCTATCGAAGATTTGAAGGATAGACAAGAACAAAACTTTTTAGAGTCAAGCCTTAAAAAATATCATAATTACACAACTCAGCGTATTAAAGCAGAGGAAGAGTTTGACAAGGACAAAGCTGCTTTAGAAAAGCAAAGAACGGAACAGAACGGTAAAGAAATAGATGCTGCTCTCATACAGTTAGAGAAGGATCGGGAGAAATCTATAGGCAAGATTAAAGTAGATGAGATCATGAATAGTGAGGATTGGACCACTCTATTTAACGACATGGAATCTTTGTCTACAAAGAAAGTCAATGAGTTGATTGATACAATTAGCGATCAATTGAAAAATGCAAAGCTTGATCCTATTAATTTAAAGACCGTTACTGATCAATTAGATAAGGCAAAGGAATATGTTATAGGTGTCAATCCTTTTGCCCAATTGGTAAAATACATAAAAGAGTATGATGCAGCATCTAGTGACGTAGAAAAGAAGAAAGCTTTGACGAAAGCATTAAAATCCGCACTAGAAGGGGCTGATCAACTATCTCAAGTGTTTGGATCGTTGGACGGCATGTTGCAGGAAATTGGGGTTGATATACCTGCACTAAGCGGATTATCGAACGTACTAGGAAGCATCGCCAGCATTGATTTTACAAAACCGGCAAGTATTATTACAGGGGCATTAGGCGCCATCGGTTCTGTTTTCTCGATAGGTAAAAAGGTCAAAGAAATGAATGCCGCGGCCCGGGCAGAGCAGCAGAAGTTTTACGATGAAGTGCATAAAGGAGAAATGGAATACCAAGCCTTGCTTCGCGAACGTGCCCGTCTGGAGCAACAGCTTGGTGAGACATCAATATCTTACAATAGCCGTATTACCGCTGAACTTGACAAGCAGAGGAAGACTATTGATGCCCAGGTTAATACCCTAATGAAGCAGCTACAGCAGGAAAGTTATATTTCCGGCGTAGGATATAAGCATGGAACCTGGTTCCGGAAGGCTAAGACGTGGAATGAGTATGAATCTCTCATGGGGAAAACCTATGATGAGATAGAGGCGTTGTACATGTCTAACAAACTGGATGGAAAAGCGAAAGAATTATTCGAAGAACTTCAGAAGCTTAAAGAAGAAGGAGCCGAAATAGACCAGATGCTCGTTGATCAAGCAGAAGCATTCAGGGAATATCTTTCCGGTATGACTTTTGACAGCTTGAAAGAGTCTATCAAGAGCGCTTTTGAAGATGGTAAATTTGATATACAGGACGCCGCTGATTTTACCAAACAAGTGTTCAAGAAAGCAATTTTGCAAGCATTAGAGGCGAAAGTCTTAGAAAAAGCTTTACAGCCATTCCTCGAATCTTTTCAGTCTGATGCGGAAGCCGGTACTTTATTTGAACCCGGAAAGATGGACTATTATCAGGAGTGGATTAAGAGAATTGGCGAGGAAGGGAATGCTTTCATGGACAATCTTATGAAATTGCCAGAGTTGTCAGATCTATTTAAAGACGCGGATGCTACCCGATCAGCGCAGGCCAAAGGTCTGGCATCCATGTCTCAGGATACTGGAGAAAAATTGGACGGTAAATTTACTGCTGGTCTTATCTATTTGGATAAAATGACAACATCATCATACGATATAGCAGGTAGCATCAAAGATCTTACCCGACAGAGTTACGATGGTTGGAAAAATGTAGAAGCAATAAAAGAATTATCCAGTGATATAAAAAATATCAATAATAGGATTGCGGATAATACGGAAGATATAGGTGCAATCCTAAAGACAATCAGATCCGATACAAAGGGGATGAATGAAGATGTTAGTTATGTGAGAACAAACGGTTTATACGTAAAACGATGAGAGGAGACGTATACATAGATGGCATAGATATTTTTTCGGCTTATGGGGCAAATATAACCGATGGGCTGGATTCATTATTTACTTTTCCCGCCATTAAGGAGCCGGAATCAAATGATTGGCCGGAAGAGGATGGACTAGAAGTAGATTTAGAGACCATACATCTTCAGGCTACAGAGGTTTCTCTTACTTTTTTTGCTGATAATCCCGATGATTTGATAGCTAAAGTCAGCGAACCTGGTTATCACACAATAAGTGTTTCGGAATATGGAAAGGAGTGGTCTTTTAGATTATCTAGTCAGACATCTAATAAAGTCATAAAAGATGCTGGAGCATTTGGGTTAAAGTTTACGATAGATCATCCGGATCAGCCTTTGACTCCTGTGTCTTATTCGCCTGGTACATGGGTTAAAGACTCAGGATATTACATTGATGATATAAACTTTAACTCCTTTGGTGTAGAAATCTATGGAGGATTGGACGAAATAACCAAATCTCCAGTAGTCAAGCAGAATTTAATACGAAATGATATAAGCGTCATAGATGGCCAGATATATGATACCGGAACGCTTGTGTTTAACAGTATGGATGTATCCTTGAAATGCCTGTTTGTTGCATCAAATATGGATAGTTTTTGGAATTGCTACAATGCCTTTTTTGCAAAAATGATAGAGCCGGGAGAAAAGATGTTGTATGTCGAATTTACAGGTATCACTTATCCGGTGTACTACAAGAAAAGCGGCAACTTTAAGATTCGTTCGTCCAAGAATAATGTAATGATAGAGTTTAGTCTTACACTTGGATTTATCTCATTCCGCATTGAAGGCAGACAATATATATTGGCGGCAGAAGATGGCGCATTGATTATAACAGAAGATGGTTTAAACTATATAGATATGAACGTATATGGGGGAGAATAAACGATTGACGCCAAAGAAAGCGTCGGATACAAAAGCTATGACAAGCTCCAATCTCTCAAATTTTAACGCTTTGGGCTTTGATAAATTGACGAATGAGAGTGCTCATGCGTCGATGGAGTTGTTAAAGGGGAATAGAGGAGATAACGCTTATGAACTGTGGATAAAACAGCCTGGCAACGCTGGAAAAACCTACGAGGACTATCTTGCGTTTAACAAGCAGCCTGCTACAGATGCAGCTAAACAGGTTACTGATAAAATGGCTCAAATTGAACAGGAAGCAAATGTTGTTATATCCAGTACGAATAAAGCAAAAGAAGCGGCCGAAAAAGCTACCACGAATGCAGATGCTGCTACCGCAAGTGCTAATTCCGCTGCTACTACAGCCAACGAAAAAGCAGGATTAGCAAATACTGCTGCAGATAATGCCAATAAGGCTGCCAGTAGGGTTGACGAAGCAATTACAAATGCAGATAATGCCACAACAGAAGCCGTTACAGCAGCAGAACAGGCAAACAGCAAGGCAGCTTTAGCTGGTGAGGCAGCCAGTAAAGCCGAAACAGCGGCTGATTTGGCAAATCGTTCGGCAGCCACTGCGGATGAATCGGCTAAACTAGCAGAAGAAAAAGCAGAACTAGCAGGTAAAGCAGCGGAGACGGCCAATACAAGCGCAGATAATGCAAATTCACAGGCTTCAAACGCAGAAAGTGCAGCTTCTGCAGCAGATGCCGCTGCCCAAAGAGCTGAAACGGCCATATCAAATACAGAAATTGCAATTGATACGGCAGAAGAAGCTACTGCTGCTGCAACCGAAGCTGCTACATTAGCTAATACTGCGGCAGAGACGGCAGAAGAGTCCGCCAAGGAAGCAGATAAGCAAGCATTGGCAGCTAAAGGTGCCGCTGCCGATGCTCAAGACACAGCTGATCATCCGACCTATATAGGAGCCGATTATCATGTGTACAAATGGAACAAAGAAGCAAAAGCTTACGACAAGACGGATATCTTTGTTAAGGGAGATGCATTCTCTATTAAAAAGGTTTACCCTTCCATTTCGGACATGAATGCGGATTTGGATAATCCGGAAATCAAAGAAGGAGATTTTGTTTTAATAAACACCAATGATGTTGAGAACCCGGATAATGCTCAACTTTACATTCGGACAGAAACAGGCTTTAGATTTCTTGTCGATATGTCTGGGGCTATTGGTTTTACTGGTAAAACTCCGCAGTTTGGGATAGGGACTGTAACCAAAGGAGATGATCCTGTGGCAAGTTTGTCAGAAGATGGAACAGATGCCGATGGTAACCCTAAATATAAACTGAATCTAGTGTTACCTAAAGGCGATAAAGGAGATAAAGGCGATACAGGAGATATAGGACCAATCGGACCTAAAGGAGAAAAGGGGGATATCGGGCCTAAAGGTGAACCTTTTGTCTATAGTGATTTTACCGCAGAGCAATTAGCAGGATTGAAAGGTCCTAAAGGCGATAAAGGTGATAAAGGAGACACGGGAGCCGCATTTACCTATGATATGTTTACTCCGGATCAGCTAGCCTTATTGGTTGGTCCTGTTGGACCCATTGGTCCGAAGGGCGAAAAGGGCGACAAAGGAGATAAAGGCGACAAGGGGGATCAAGGTATACAAGGTATTCAGGGGCCGCAGGGGTTGCGTGGCGAAAATGGTGTATCCTGTGATTGGCAGTGGTCCGGCACAAGTTTGCGTATCTATGGTGCCTCAGGCTGGAGTAGCTATGTAAATCTACAAGGTCCTCAAGGGCCGAAAGGTGATACCGGGGCTAAAGGAGCTACCGGTGCAACTGGAGCAACCGGACCGCAAGGCCCTAAAGGGGATTCTGGTGTATTTGATGGAGGTACGGTAAGTAGTACTATCTATTTTAACTTTGCGGGAGCTATGATTTATAGCCGGTATACAAATGGAGGATGTGGTGTTCAGGCAACACAGGCATCAATGCAGTTATATACGGGGCAAGGATCGGCTAAAGTCTCAATGGTAAATGGTGGTACTGAAATGTTTTATACGACATCATCTATTGTAGCTGCTGCCAAATCCGTTACGGTAGTATCTGATATGCGGTACAAAAACATGATACGTCCGTTCGGATCCGTACTGGATAAGATCAATAGGCTTAATCCATTTTACTTTTACTATAAAGGAGATGAGCCAGACAATGTGTATGGAGGTTTGTCGGCGCAAGAGTTGTTGACCGTTTATCCTGAATTTGTCAGACGCTTAGACGATCATTATTCGGTCGATTATGGGAGCCTCACAACCTGTATAGCCATTAGGGGGATACAGGAACTACTTGAAAGAATAGAAAGTTTAGAACAAAAAATATCAGCGTAAAATGAAGAAAGAAGAAATTGTGAATTTGAATAGAACGTTACTGTATGTATCGTTCGGTAACATGAGTAAGACAGGTAAGTCGGCCATGATGCGTAACCTGGTCCGGTTGGGAAAACATTCGAAGGAGATCGAAGATGCAATGAAAATAGCTTTTGACAAGTTCAAACCGGCAGGTCTGGACGATCTTATGAAAAATAAAGACCGGTCCGAAGAGGAACAGAAAGAACTTAATGAACTGACAAATAAGTTTGATACTGATATCAAGGATTATTCATCCGAGCTACTGAGTGAAGAGGTGGAGATTGAAATACATTACATCTCCGATGCAGACTTTGATGATTTGGTGGATGCTACATCAAAGACTAGGTCTGATTTGACAGCCGGAAACTTTATGTATTTACGTGAATATTTAGTGAAGGAATGATCTGGGTCATCATATTTGAGATTGTATTCTGGGTACTGCATCACGTCAGTACCCAGAATGTTAAGTATGATATTGAGTTATTTGGTAAAGAATTGTAGAACATATAATTAATATTATATTTTTGTATTCAAAAACACACTGGTATGAAAGCTTATATTTTGTTTATCCTATTTTTCATTTTGGGCGTATCATGTTCAAAAGAAGATGATAGTAATGATGATATTTTAAAAATTACCCCGGAATATCTACTGCAGGCTATGCAAAAAGGATTATCCATACAGGATATTAAAGAGACGTCCGGTTCCTATAAAATAGTATTCAGTGATAAAAGTGAGATTGATTTTGTTCTAAGGAAAGGTGTCTTTTACACAAAGATAGAAAATAATTATTGGTATATAAATGAGGAATTTACAAATATAAAGACGAGTAATACAAACGCAGAATTACAGTCTATAGATGTGGATACTAAAGGAAATTGGATAATAAATGGGGAAAGGACAAATATAGCGGCAGATATGCCGCTGGATGCTTCGAAGGTTCCTGTAATTAAAAATATAGTACAGACACCCAATTTCTTCTATTTTTATTTTACCGATAAAACATTACTTAGATTTGTTAATCAGAAAAATGGTAATTTGACTAACCATGAGAAACAACCACTACCTGTCCATCCAAAATCTTTAAAAATATTATGTATTGGAAATAGTTTTACAGATGATGCGGTCAATAGATTACCTCAAATTATTGGTTCTGCAGGTTTAAATAATATTTGTGTAGGGTGTCTGATTACAGGAGGAGCTTCTCTGAGACAATTTTATGAAAGTTATATGAGAAATTCTTCTATAGGTAAATATCAGTTTACAAACGATAAAATGAAGTGGGAAACAATATCGGAAAATTTCACATTAAAACAAGCGTTACTGTATGCAGATTGGGATATTATAACCTTTCAGCAAGTTTCTTATGAGGCTGGCCGGTTTCAATCATATCAACCTTATCTTTCCAATTTAATTGATATTGCAAAAAATGAATGTAAAAATTCTAGACCGATTTTTGTTTGGCAAATGCCTTGGGCGTTTGGGACCGGATGTCAGGAAGAAAGTTTCGGCAGGTATGAATATGATCAACAGAAAATGTACCAAGCTATTGTGGATGCAACGAAATTAATGATGAGCCAATCTGACATAGATATAGATATATTAGTACCTGTCGGTACTGCAATTCAAAATTTAAGAAAAACGGGGCTTAATAATCCTCCGCTAGACATAACAAGAGATTACCGTCATCTTGACCAAGGTGCAGGAAGATATACAGGGGCTTGTGTTCTATTTCAAGCATTAATAGCTCCCATTTATGATATTATGATTTTTGATACTCCATTTTTGGGACTACATGGAAATATATCTGTTACAGAAAAGAATTTTAGAATCTGTCAGCAAGCCGCTGTAAATGCTTGTAATATGCCTTTTCATGTAACAGAGTAAAATGGAATTGGTTAAAATAGATCCTAAATAGAGCTAAAACAATTATTTTGTAACACTTCTTGAACTGTTACGTTTATCGTTATCCGATATTTCCTACAATGGGAAGTATCGGATAATTTTATCGTAAAATCTTAAAAGATGGTTATCTACGATAAAACAGGTAAAGTATTATTTGATGTTCAGGTTGATGATTCCAGTGTAAGGAACCGGTCAATTATGGGGGATAATTCGGTAACTCTAAACCTTAGTCTTCCGGAATATACGGTAGTTCCAGTTGGATCGTATATAGAGTATCAAGGACAAAGGTATACTCTATGGAGACCGGACAATTTCAAAAAGCACGGAACAAGAAATTTTGAATACACCATAACATTCGGTAGTAATCAGGAGATACTTAAGCGATACAAATACAAGTCTCTTTCAGATATCCCTTTTCAATTGAAGTTTTCTCTGACTGCAAAGCCAAGAATGTTTTTACAGCTACTTGTTGAAAATTTGAATTTGCGTGATCCAGGGTGGTTGGTCGGTTCTTGTATAGAAGCTACAGAAAAGTATCTGTCATTTAACCACGAGTATTGTTATGATGTACTTAACAGATTGGCACAAGAGTTTAGTACGGAGTGGGAGATAGACGGTAAAACCATCCATCTGCGTAAAGTTGAGAAATTTAAGAATGAGCCTCTTGCACTGTCTTATGGAAAAGGAAACGGGTTTCGTCCGGGAGTGGGGAGAGCGAATCAAGGGGATAAATCTCCAGTCAATTTGTTGTATGTGCAAGGCGGAGAAAGAAACATAGACCTGGCAACATATAAAAGCCGATACCTGCTATTACCTAAATCCAAAGAGCTTGAATATGAAGGACGCAAATACAAGACTGATAAGGATGGCATGTACATTACCAGGGCGGATAAAGAAGTATCTCAGTATAATGAAGATAGCTATGATGCTTCTAATATTTATCCTTCCAGGGTAGGTGAAGTGACCGCTGTAACGACAGAAGAAGGAACAGACAACGAGGGTAATCCTGTCACCTTTTACAACATTGTAGATACGACTATCCCGGCGGACCTGAACTATCGTGACTGCCGGATTGCGGGAGAAAAGGCAACAATGATCTTTCAAACCGGAGTCTTGACCGGAAGAGAGTTTGATATTGTCCAGACAGATACCGATCTGACGGGATACGACCATGCGACAAGGACTTTTGAACTTGTTCCTTTGGAAGAGGATGGCGTGACATTACCAAATGAAAATTTAAAACCGGCCATAGGGGATAAATATGCTATTTTTAATATCAAGCTCCCGCAAGCTTATATTGAGGATGATGCCACCAAAACAGGTGCTTCCTGGGAGATGTTTAAGGAGGCTGTTAGGTATTTCTATGAAAATGAAGAAGAACAGTTCTCGTTTACCGGAGAGCTAGATCCCATATGGGCCAAAAATAAATGGCTTGAAATAGGAGGGAAAATAACTCCAGGAGGATATATCCAATTTTCAGACACGCAATTTCAGCCAGAAGGAATACTAATCCGTATAACTTCGGTTAAGGATTACATAAATAAGCCTCACGCTCCTGTTATTGAACTGTCTAATGTGCCGGTGGGAGGTTCCATTACTACAGATTTGGGCAAGATTGACTCGAATGAAGTTGTCGATGAAAATAGGTATAAAGGTTCGATATCCTTAACGAAAAGGAGGTTTAGGGATTTGGAGGAAACCGGGAAAATGCTAGAGGCCGCTATTGACGGCTTTTCAGAGGCTATCAACCCTATTTATATCCAGACAATGTCTTTGCAGGTTGGATCGGAAAGTCTTCAATTCCGTTTTGTAAACAACAAAACTACACCTGTCGAAACGATACCAAACTTCGCTTATAATCAAAAGACAAAAGTTTTTACGGCTCCGGCTACGATACTCCAACATATGACGCTTGGGATTGACAAAATATCTCCCACTCATAAAGCTTCGGATTATAAATTTTGGGATATGTCGTCATACACTTCTCCGTCGCTGGATGAAACGGATGCTATGTATTTCTATGCTAAATGTTCAAAGACTGGAACAACCGGATCTTTCCTTTTGAGCAAGACAGCCTATAAGATGGACCCGGGAGACGGTTATTATTATTTCTTGGTTGGTACTTTATCCAGTGAGTACGAAGGGGTAAGAAGCTATGTGAACGTTTATGGATTTACTGAAGTTCTGCCAGGACGGATAACCACGAATGTGATTGCCAGTTCAGACGGTCAAACATATTTCAACCTTGTGGATGGCGAGATTGTCGCGGCCCACCTTACTATAAAATCAGGATCAGGATACAACAACTTGACGGATAAACCTGATCTTGGTATTTATGCCACAAATGCAGAATTGTCTATTCAAAGTGATCGTATTTCTGCAACTGTAGAAAAAGTAAATACGATAAACAATACGATTGAAACATCTGGTTGGATAACTAAAGGGGATGCTACTACCATATTCGCAAAAAAGGAAATGGAAGGAGGCAAAGCGATAGTTAATGCTATCAACGTAGGGACTGATGGTATTTTAATACAAGCTAACCGAATAAACCTGGTTGGGGCCGTCTCGTTTAGCATGCTTTCGGATTATACTACGGTCAATAACAAAATCAACGGTAAGGCAGATGCCTCTTCATTAGGAGATTTGGCTTGGCAAGATCAGATAACAAAGGGGATGATGAGTGTTGCTCTGCAAAGTGAATTGAATGGGAAGGTTAGCGCAAGCGCTTTAGGTTCTTTGGCTTATGCTAGTTCTATCTCTAAAAATGATCTTGCATCATCTTTGTTGACTGAATTTAACGGTAAAGCTAATTCAACATCGTTAAAAGCTCTTGCTTATTTGGATAAAGTAGAAACGGCTCAATTAGGCTCTACTCTTATTTCGGGAGGACATATTGTAACATCGCTTATTGATACTGATAGTATTTATGCTAATCAGGCATATATTGGTAATTTTTCTATAGAAAATGGTTGGCTAAAAAGTAACTCAAATACAGGAGAAAATGTTGGATACATCGATATGAGATCGGCCAGTACAAGGGTCGCTTTTGGAACAGATTTGATACCAGCAACGGTTGGAGGTGCCTTTACTTGCACTGGAATTATAAGTAATAGACAGACCAATATTGGCGGGGCTTTTGGAAGTGAAAACGAAAATATAGCTCTGTCTTTAGAGTCTAAAAATGCAGAAGCAAATTTTGCCTTAGATTGCTTTGGAGGAATCAGGAAAATTGGACGTTCTATTGATATCAATGAACCCTATATACATTCCGAATCTGCTGCATTAGATGTACTAGAAGTGAAGATAAGATATTATAATTTTTTTAATTTCCAGCCAGCATCAAATACAATTTCCATTGTACGGTTACCTTCATCTGATATAATTAATTCAGTGTTTAAAACAACTATGCCTGGTGGAACACCTGTAGGTTTGGGTATGTTAGAGATAACTGTAGCTGTTCAAAACGGATTCGCGGGAAGAATAGTTTTAGTAGGGGTTTCTAAAGGGCGCCTGATTCAGAACAATGGTGATATACTCAATGATTACAACGTCAATGGATACAACTATGGGACACTTAGTCTGACGAAGGGAAATATTGTCAGATTAGTACACTTTAATGGATATTGGACTCCTATGTTCATATCCCGATAAAAAAAATGAATCATCAAATATATATATATTATGAAACAAGTAAGAATTAATTTTAAAGAATTAAACGTAGAAATTGGCGTTGACCAATTTGAATTACAGGATTGGCGAGAAGCGATAGGGAATGCTCTTCACCGGGCTTCCGAAAGTGTTCCGATGTCAGAGTTGGCAAGAAAGATATACTACTCAGAAGGCCCAATTGATATTTCAGAGGAAGACTTTAAAACTATGTTGGCTTTGTTGGGGACAGTATTAAAAAGATATCTCGTTGCTGCCGTGGCAAAAGCAGGTGAAGAATCAGAAACAAATAAAGATAAGGAGGAATAATTATGGCATTAGAACAAGTATCATCAGTAGTAAAAAGTACCTATCTGAATAACGTTGCAGGTTACGATATACAGTATAACGTTGCTCAGGATGAAGGTCAAAATGTGACATCGATAATGGGGGCTATAAAAAAAGCCGATGTCCGGTTCGGGTATATAACCATCAATGCAGACGGAACCAAAAATATTTCGTTTGACAAGCCTGTCTCAGATGAAGACAGTGAAGCTATATACACTGCTGTTTTGTCAGATACAAAATCGATTTTTGAACAACGAAATAAAACAGAATAGCATGTGGGTGTTAATAGCTTTATCATTATTAGTCATATCGATATATACGGTAGCGGTATGTATTAAGCAAAAGGGGATATCTTATTCAATCAGTGCTACTTTTTTTAAGTTGGATCACCCGTATTGGTTTATGGCTACCATGTGGCTGACAGCAGGGCTGCTTATGCCTTCTATACTAGAGGTTAGTAAACCAGGTACAGAGTTTCTTGCTTTCCTGTCATGCGTAGGTATGTTTATGGTTGGAGCGGCGCCTAATTTCAAAGAGGAATTTGAGGGGAAGATACATCTTGCCGGAGCTCTTATGTGTGTCATCGGATCTCAATTATGGGTAGCGTTTAATGCCTGGTATATGTTAGTTGTATGGCTAGCATATATCGGATATACGGCATTGTTTATGGTGAAAGAAAAAGAAGGCGGTTTTTGGTATAAATTTTATCAAAGCAAGCCGATGTTTTGGGTAGAGATAACGGCATTGCTATCTACATATTTGACTGTGTTATTCAATATGTGAACATTATGCAAAGACTAATTCCATATCTACAAGATTTAACAGGTTGGATACAGGCTGTTTCTATTGCGGTAATTGCTTCGATGTTAGACTTTTTTGCACCAATTGAACGTTTTTTGATAGTAATACCTGTAATGGCTACCATAGATATGTTCTGGGGGTTGGCCGCAGATGATTTGCGTTTTCGGAAAAGCAAATTTTTTAGGACAATAATCTATCTCTTGATTTACCTTTTAATCCTACTTATTGCCTTCTGGATTGGCATAATGATGGAGCAGGATAAAGACAGTACTAAAGCCTTTGTCAGTTGGATAACGTGGGTAGTAGTGTATTGTTATGGACTGAATGTCTTGAAAAATATGCACACGGTATATCCTGACAATAAAGTTATAGCCTTTTTGTATTGGGTTGGATCAGTCAAATTTTTAAGTAAAGTAAATTATCTTGAAGAATATATGAAATCTGCTAAAAAGAAGGAGGAAAAGAAATGAAGATTACAGAAAACTTTACATTAGAAGAATTTACTCATAGTGAAACTGCTATTGCAAAAGGGATCAATAATGAACCGGGATCTCGCGAGATACTAGCAATTACAAATCTGTGTGCAAAATTATTGCAGCCACTTAGAGACGCTGTCGGTAAATCTATATCAATCAATTCCGGCTATCGATGCCCTGAATTGAATGCCGCAGTGGGTGGTGTACCGACTTCTCAACACCAGAAGGGAGAAGCGGCTGATCTACGTATTGAAGGGAAAGCCGGAGATCTGTTGGAAGTCTTGGAAGATTCCGGTCTGCCATTTGATCAGGCTATCCTTTATAGGCACAAGAATTTCTTGCATGTGTCTTTGAAGCTAGAAGGAGAACAGAGAAAACAGATCATCATTAAGAAATGAAAGCCTGGCACATCATATTTCTTTTGGTAAGTTTGATGGCCAGTTTTCTTGCCGGTTATCATGTCAGAGGAACTTGTGTAAAAAATGTACAAGTCGAACGTGATACGGTAGTTGACACTCTTAGAACGGTTCTGCCGGTACCTTCCTTTGAAATCGAAGTAGGAGAAGTTGAAATACCCTATCCGATCATCGTCAAAGAGAAAGGACAGGATAAGATTGACACGATCTATGTTCCGGTACCGATATCTCAGAAGGAATATGTATCGGAAAACTACCGGGCGTGGGTATCTGGATATAACGTGTCTCTGGATCGCATAGAAGTTTTTCCCAAGACTGTATATGTTACTAAGACGGTTTCTGCCCGTCGATGGGGACTAGGGATTACTGGCGGTTATGGCATAGGGCGTTCTGGTCTGTCGCCTTATATCGGTTTAGGGGTGTATTATAGATTATACTAATGAAATAGCTTTTTGTTCATAAGCATTCCTATGGGGACGGGAAACAAAATAAAGTCCCCGCAACGTATCCGTTAAACTGCTACATAAAACTGATACACAAGCGTAAACACTCGCACGTTGGGGGACTTTAATGTCTTCAACACGAATGTTTACGCTTTTGTTGCATTATGGATCGTAAGTTTTATGTAGCAAGGGCAAAGGTAAAATTAAAATTTAAATTTTATGTGTAAATCTGAAATCTTTGCCGAAATATTAAGAATTGTTTCAAAAGAGACAGAAATATCAACGGATGATATTTTCTCAAACAGTAAGGAAACCGAAGTTGTTGATGCCAGATATTTGCTTGTTAGGCTGTTGTATGAAAATGGGTTCTATCCTTCACAAATTTCCTCTCATATTCGCAAAACTAAACGTTCTGTTAATTATATCCTTTCTAATTTTTCTGATCGTTTACGAGGTGGGAAAATGTTGAGAATACAATACGAAAATATAAAGAAAACAGCAGGAAATCATTGATTTATATAAGAATCTAATCTCCGTAGCTTTGTTGTGGTCAGAAATAGTGCTGATCATAACAATAAAGATATTTAAAATGGATAGAAATTATTTTATCGGTACTCCCGAAGGTGGAAATTCCGGTGGAAGTAAGTTTGACATTATGGCGTTTCTTCCGAGCTTGATGGGAGGTGGAGGAAAGTCATTAGACCCTAACCTTGTTGCCGCTTTGATGAACAACAAAGGTAATCAGGACGCTTGGGGCGGAGGTGGTTGCTGGTGGATCTGGATCATTCTGCTATTCTTCGTTTTTGGCGGTTGGGGCGGCAATGGCTTCGGCAATAACCGTAACGGCGGCGGTTTACCTGCAGAATTAAACAACGACGCCGGACGTGAACTCCTTATGAATGCAATTCAAGGTAATGGCCAGGCTATTGGACAATTGTCAAGTTCTCTCAATTGTTCGACACAACAGTTGCAAAACGCTATCTGTCAAATTCAGGGTCAGATTCAAAACGTGGGCAACCAGGTTGGTTTGTCTTCTCAGCAGATTATCAATGCCGTTCAATCAGGCAACACTCAGTTGTTGAGCCAGATTGCTTCATGCTGCTGCGATGTTCGTAACGCTATCACCACACAGGGTTACGAGAGCCAGTTGGCAATTGTAAATCAGACCAATACTCTGACCGGCAATGCTAACACTCAGTTTAACATCTTAGGTGCTAAAATTGACGCTCAGACTCAGATCATCAACGACAAATTCTGTCAGTTAGAAATGCGCGAAATGCAGAGCAAGATTGACACATTGCGTCAAGAAAAATCCGCTTTGGAATTGGGTATCTCTCAGGCTGCTCAGACTGCTAACATTGTGTCTCAGCTTAAGTCTCCGTGTCCAGTTCCGGCTTACTTTGTTCAAAACCCGAACTGTTGCGGACCTATGCAGGTACAAGTTACCCGCGAAGGCTGTGGTTGTGCTTATAACGGCTTAGTGTAAGGAGGGGATCATATGACAGCAAGATTTAATACAAGAGCTTGCGTCCCCAGGGTTGACGTGAATGGAATTTATGTCTTATCAACGACAGGAAAGGTAGTCACAACTCCCGCAGGAGAGGAATCACAAATCGATTTCGGTCTTAATCCGTTCGAGTGGTGTGCGCTCCCAGAGGTTGGGGTACTAATCTGGCGAGTAAGACATCCGGTGACGACCACAGAAGCATCTTATGCGGTAAACGTTATTGTGCCTAATGGCTATGCAACCACGGTTCCGTCACAAGATACCCAAATTGGAACGAACCGAATTCCGGTGGTAGACCATCACAATGTACAGGTGATAGGCAGTGACGTAAATGTTCCTGTTGATTCCAGTAGCGGATCACCGGTGTTGGGTGGTTACACAGAACACATTGTTTGGTTTAATAAGCCTCAGGGAATATTCCGCCTGTTAGGTGTACAATCCTCAAACAATCCTACTCCGGCTGCTCAGGGTGGTAATACTCCGGCAGAAGCAAGTGTAGCGAAGGGTAAATAATGGGATGCCGGGATAATCCCGGCTCTCTTTTAAATCAAGAAGAAAATGACGTTTAAAGAACTTAGAGAAGGCAATCAATATTTTATCCTGCATAAAACAGATAAACCATTCTGCGAAGTAGGGAGTGTAATAGGTGTGAGCAATTTACGTCCGAAGCCTCAAAACATGACAAATGGTTATCCGGTTATGCAGCCCGAAATGATCATTGACATATCTGTCAAGGTTGGTGATGATACAGTTAAACTATCCTCTGTACCGGCTGATAAATCTATCGCTGATTATAAGCCGGAGAGCGGTGAGAAGCTTGTTTTATCTTGTGATCAAATGATGATTAATCAGGAAATCAGTGCCATGCTGCAGAATAGTCAACAGATATTAGGCAGTATAGAGACTCATAAATCAATCATTGACAACTGTGAGTTGATGCTTAACCAACTCAATCCCCAATTCAAAAAGGAGAAGGAGCAGGAAAGTAAGATTCAAAGTCTTGAAAATGAGATTGCGGAAATGAAAAAAATGTTTGGTGGCGGATTCGAAGAACTTAAATCTCTTCTTCTTGAGAAACAGAGTACTAACAATAAAAAAGCAACAACGTAAATATGGGATCAAGAAAACTAGAAGAGCTTTACAGAGAATTTGACGCCTATGAGGATGAAGATTTGATGGAAGCTATGGAAGAAGCCTATAAACTCGGCTGTAAAGAAGGCAAAAGAAAAGCTGATGGCGGTATGGGATTCAGGGACGACGATGACGATGACAACGATGATTTCCGTCGTGATTGGTCGAGAGGTGGTGACGGTTATGGAGAAAGACGCGGTGTGAAAAATACCGGTCGTTATGCGGGTGAATACCGTAGACGTAGACGTTATTAATCAGAAGGGGGACGGTGTTCCCCTTCATTTAAAATAGACAATAATATGAGACTAGATATGTATGATAATTTTCCGTCTGGAATGAAAACTTACCTCTCGCAATATGGCTGGCATTTTAGCAAATCCATGTGTGACTTTGCTGTATCCATGATGGAGAAGGAAGATGGTAATGGCAAAAAGGTGAAAATCACTCCCTGGCAAAAAGAGCAGGTAGATGAACTTTTAAAGAAATACAACGTTGAAGTCAAGAAGAAAGGTGGGTTCGATTATGTGTATGCTGCGAACATGTGCAAAGCTGATTACTTAGGCTCATCTATTGTTAATGAACAGTATGCTGCTTTATACATCAAAAACGTTTGTGACGATCCGGATGCTTACGAAGGTATAGTATTCACTCGTTTTTATGCAGACTGTATCGGCGCTGGCATACCAATTATATGGGAGGAAATGATCTAATGAGTGGTTGGAGTTACATATTTCGTATCCTTAAGGGAGAGTCCCCTTCGGACGTGTTGGCCAGTATGCCAAAAAAGGATTTCGATAAAGTATCTTCTATCGTTAATAATCTCAAGAGTACCAATCTGCCACGTCAACAACGTCGAAAAATAGAGCGCAAATTTAATTCTATAAAACGATGATATACCGGGAGTTAAACATACCTAAATACGATTGGCAGGTTCATGTGTTTTATTATGTCACTTGTTATTGGACTAATGAGATAATGGACTGCCTGAAAAGTATTGGTTGTCCTCCCCGAAAATTGAGAGAGTCATATCGTAATATAATAGCGTGTAAACTCAATACAGGCTTAACCTATTCAAATTATCATCTCAAGGAGTCTATCATGGTTATTGGAAAGACATCTTCTCCTGATGAGTTTTCAGACTCTCTGATGCACGAATTGAGGCATTTGGAGGATCATATAGCTGTAGCTTGTAAAATACCGACAGGAGGGGAAGAAATAGCTTATTTGGCTGGCTATATTGGTAAGAAGCTCTCAAAAGATGTACAGATGTTTATCTGTAGCTGTGATTACCACGAACATCAAAAGAAACGACAATGCGAAAAAACAAAAAAGAAGTACAGAAGTTAAAAAAGGAATCGGCCAGGAAAGAAGTCGATCGCCTGGTCGATTCCCTTGACTTCGAACCGGTAAATTTCAACGAGAAACTGTGCAGGCTCCGAAGGTTGATGTGTTTGTTATAGGTTCGGGCATTGACATCATTGTTTTGCTTGTCAATATTACATTTGCGTCCATGATTATTAATTTAATTGTTGTTACAATATCATCCCGTTGGAATCAACGATATGATAAGATCATTTTGTTGATTCCAAGCTAAGGCTCGTATCTTGCGTGAATTGAACTATTCTTCTTCCGTTTCTTGAAACCAATCAACAAATGT